ATGTTTCTGGACGAGAAATTGCCCACAGTCTTGGCTCAACACCGGGAATGGTTGTTATTAAAAGTTTAGTAACAGACGATTGGGTTGTATGGCATCGTAGTTTGACATCTGGCAATTACATTGTATTAAACACAACTGCCGCACAAACAACTAGCGCAGCAGTAAACCGGTTTGGCAATGGAACAACTACTGTTGACCCGACAGCTACCGTATTTACGGTTGGAAACAATGGCACGGTTAATCAGTCTGGAAACAATTATGTAGCCTATCTGTTTGCCCACAACGCAGGAGGCTTTGGCCTGTCTGGTACAGATAACGTAATTTCATGCGGGTCGTTTTCAACGTCAGCAGGCGCGGCAACTGTAACTCTTGGATACGAACCGCAATATATCTTGTGGAAACGTATAGACGCTACTCAAAACTGGAACGTGTATGACACCATGCGTGGATGGGCGCAAAAACAAGTTGCGCAACTTTATCCAAACCTTACACAAATAGAAGATATGTATTTGGGGAGCGAATATTTTTTTCCAACCGCAACAGGGTTTCAGTTAAATTCATCTTTTGGTTTAGCTGGGACTTACATCTACGTAGCCATCCGCCGTGGGCCAATGAAAGTGCCAACTGTGGGTACGAGTGTGTTTACTCCTGTGACAAGAACAGGCACTAGTGCGGTAGGTACATCTGTATCTGGGTTTGCAACCGACTCTTATTGGATACAGCGAAGAAACGGAACTGGATATAACCAGAATTTTGATAGATTGCGTGGAGCACTTATGTCGCTTCAACGATACAACAATGCAACAGAAAACGATAATGCTGACACTGCTTTAGCGTTTCCCAATAACGGCGTATCAATTGGCGCAGATTCTTCTGCTTGGGCGTTTAACACAAGCGGAGAGACATACATTGATTACCACTTCCAACGTGCTCCCGGCTTCTTTGATGAAATTTGCTTTACTGTAAGCGGTAGCGTCCCCCGTGCACATAACTTGGGTGTTACTCCAGAGTTGGTCATTTACAAAACAAGGGGATCGGCAGATTCTTGGTGGGTATGTGCGAATGTAAACGGTGTTGGGCAACTTAATAACGCTAGTGCTTGGGCGCTTACAGGACTTGGAAATGGTTTGACAGCCGTTGCCCAAGCAACAAGCACCACGATAAGCAATTTGAATGGGGTTTTGCTATCAAGCACCAATACGGTGGTGGCTTACCTATTTGCCACAGTTGCTGGTGTTTCCAAAGTAGGCTCATACACAGGTACAGGCGCACTTCAAACTGTAAACTGCGCATTTACAACTGGTGCAAGATTTGTTCTTATCAAACGTACAGACTCTACAGGCGACTGGTGGACGTATGACAGCGCACGTGGAATTACATCAGGTAACGACCCCTATTTGTATGTAAACACTACAGATGCTGAAGTCACCGGAACAAACTACGTTGATACTACAGGTGTAGGCTTCCAAGTGACAGCCGCCGCGCCAGCAGGTTTAAACGCCGTTGGTGGAACATACATTTTCTTAGCGATTGCTTGAGGACGAACAATGCCTAATTATTCTGGAATTTGGACAGAGCAGGCAGTGATGCAAGCCAATGGCGCAGGCAACTGGCCCAACGCGCCCGGTGCTCCTACGATTGGGACGGCAACAAACACTGGTGATGGCGGTGCGGTTTCAGTTGCATTTACGGCTCCAACTTTTGCTGGCCTCCCTGCGGTCATTACAAGCTACACAGTTACATCCAGCCCCGGCGGTTTAACAGGTACAGGCGCATCCTCTCCTATTACAGTATCAGGCTTGACCAACGGAACGGCTTACACATTCACAGTCACTGCGACTAACGCCAGTGGTACAGGCCCGGCAAGCGCCGCATCAAATAGCGTCACCCCATCTTTGATAGTTTATATTGAGCAGACGTTTTCAACGTATTTGTATACATCTACGGGGGGTGACATAACAATAACAAATAATATTGACTTGTCTACCAAGGGTGGATTAGTTTGGATTAAATCTAGAAGCAATGCTTTTAGTCATTATTTAACAGATACAGTACGTGGTGCTGGCCGGGTTTTGTACTCCGATTTCGTTAATGGTCAGTCTGCGCCCGGCGGTGGCGGTGCAAGTTCATTTAGCACTACTGGCTATGTTGACGGAAATCAAAATGCTGCTGGAATAACTCAAGTTTCATGGACATTCCGAGAGCAAGCAAAGTTTTTTGATATTGTGACTTATACAGGTACTGGTGCATCACAAACAGTTTCTCATTCGCTTAATGGTACTGTTGGGGCGTTAATTATCAAGAAAACTTCAGGAACTAGTAATTGGGCAACATTTACCAGAACAAGTGGAGCCGCAGGTTCAACTTTATACGCATACTTTAATTCTGCGGCTGGACTTAACTTAACTGCCGCCGCAAATGCAACAGGGGTTGCCGCTGAAGCCGCTGGAATTATTACGACTACAAGTTTTAACCCAAATGATTTGTCTGGCAGTGGCGCTTCTGGAAACGTTAATAATATTAACGATTCTGGTGCAACCTACGTAGCCTACCTATTCGCCCATGATGCAGGAGGCTTTGGTCTGACTGGTACAGACAATGTGATTTCGTGTGGGTCTTATACGACTAACGGAAGTGGTCTAGCTACTGTTGATTTGGGATATGAACCCCAATGGGTAATGATTAAAAAAGTAAATGCTGGTGATGAAGCGAACTCTGGATTTTGGTGGATGCAAGACAATATGCGAGGCTATCCAGTTAGAGCTGGAAATTCTCAATATTTACAGGCAAACACAAGCGATGCAGAAACATTTGTATCTGGTGGTGGTTTAACATTCCCAACGGCAACGGGTTTTGTTTTTAACCAAAATTATTCTGGGTTTAATAGCGCTACTTTCATCTACATAGCCATTCGTAGAGGCCCGATGAAAGTGCCTACGAGTGGGACTAGTGTGTTTTTACCAACTACATATACAGGTAACGGATCAACTCAAACAATAACAACAAACTTTCCAGTAGACTTTTCTTTATTTATTAATAGAACAAAAAGTAGTTTTGATAACAATAATGTTTTTGATAGATTGCGTGGTGGTACTCGATATTTAGCAACAAATGTAACAGACGCAGAAAGCTCTTTGGGCAGTGCAATTGCTCCTTTATATGACAGCAATACTGGAGTTAATTTACAGGCTGCTACTATAACAAATGGCAGTTCCGCATCTATTATTGTTGAAAACTTCCGCCGCGCCCCCGGCTTTTTTGATGAGGTTTGCTATACAGGGACGGGAAGTGCTACTACTGTGACGCATAACTTAGGCGCTGTGCCAGAGTTGATGATTGTGAAGGTTAGAAATGATGCACAGGTTTGGCAGGTGTATAGCGCGGCTACGGGTAATGCCGCAAGATTGCAGTTAAACACAAATGATTCTGCTTTTACAGCGTCTGCTATATGGAACACAACTACGCCAACATCTTCAGTGTTTTCCATTGGCACAAACGTTTCTGTTAATGGTTCTGGTAACACCTATGTAGCCTACCTTTTTGCCACAGCCGCCGGAGTTTCTAAAGTAGGAAGCTACACAGGCACGGGCACAACTCAAACTATTAACTGCGGTTTTGCGGCAGGGTCAAGGTTTGTAATGATTAAACGCACGGACTCAACTGGCGACTGGTATGTGTGGGACTCTGCCCGTGGCATTATTGCTGGCAACGACCCATACCTCTTGCTAAACAGCACAGCCGCTGAAGTAACCAATACCGACTATGTGGACACTGCGGCTACGGGATTTGAAATATCATCCACTGCACCAGCCGCTATCAACGCAAACGGCGGCACATTCATCTTTTTAGCAATTGCTTGATATGACAAAAGATATATTTCGCAAGCGTTATACGCAACACAAAGGTAACGCAAAGATGCGTGGCGTTAATTTTCTGTTTACATTTGAGGAATGGAAAGACTGGTGGATTGCAACAGGCAAGTGGGAACAGCGTGGAAAACTACGTGGACAATATGTAATGCGTAGGCATGGCGATGTTGGCCCATATTCAATTGACAATGTTTTTTGTGGTGTTACAGAAGAAAATGTTAGAGATGGTAATTTAGGCAAAGAAATTACGATTGCAACACGCAATAAAATATCCATGATCATGACGGGCCAAATAAACACATGGTCTGTTGGAGAAAGAAATGCAATGCATCGTCTTGAAGCCAAAGCAAAAATTAGCAATGCTACAAGCGGCGGCAAACATTACAATTCCAAAATGGTTGGAACTCCACACGGATTATGGTTGTCTGCTGTAGAGGCGGCAAAATCAATCGGCATCCCTAAGTCGACTGTTGAGTGGCGTTGTAGAAACAACCATCTTGGCTTTTCATATTTGGCTATCGCTTAAAGGTACAACATGAGTTCAAAATACCCCGGCGGCATAATCAGCAAGACCGCACCAACGCCATCAGGCGCATACGAAAACAGCACTGCGTCCGGTATCTGGACATTGGAGCAACAGGCTTACTGGCAGAAACTGGGTCAGTGGCCTACAGCGGGTAATGTGCAACCAGACGCACAATTTAACTACGTCACTATGCTCTTGCATGGTGATGGGACTAATGGCGCACAGAACAATACGTTCTTAGACGGCAGTACAAACAACTCCACGATTACCCGAAACGGCAATACAACCCAAGGTTCTTTCTCGCCTTATGGGTCTAATTGGTCTAATTTCTTTGATGGCTCAAGTGCTTTAAATGTAGCGGATAACGCAGTGTTTACGCTTCCAGCAGATTTCACCATTGAGTGCTGGTTTTTCCAAACAGGCGCATTTCAAGACAGGCTAATTATAAGTAAGTGGCCTACAGAATATTACATTTATACACGAGCAGATGGCGTAATAGGCCTTGCATGGGGGCCATACAACGCTAGTGGAATGTTTGGCATTGGTGGTGTGGTTCAAAGTGGCAATAATGGGTTTGCATTAAATACTTGGACTCATGTTGCGGCTGTTAGAAATTCAAATACATTTACTTTATATATAAATGGTGTTTCTGTCTCCACAACAACTTTCTCTACTGGTGGAACAGATGGTAGTTCAGGAGTTACTATCGGAGACTATGGTTCTGGCGGCTATGCATTTGAGGGATATATATCAAACGCACGAATTGTCAAAGGTACTGCTGTTTACACAGCAAACTTTACACCGAGCACTACACCTTTAACTGCTATTACAAATACATCATTGTTGACTTGCGCTGACAATAGATTTGTTGACGACAGCACAAACAATTTTACTATTACTCCAACAGCTACAAGCGTTCAACGCTTCAACCCATTTGGTGCTTCTGCCGCCTATTCCACAAGCGTGATTGGTGGGTCAGGGTACTTTGATGGTAGTGGTGATTATTTGTCTGTGCCAAATCCACAAAGTTTTGCGCCCGGAACTGGTGATTGGACTATTGAATGTTGGCTATACCCTATTTCAGGTGATTGGGCAATTATTGCTGGTTCAAATTTTTACATTAACAATAATAGCGGCATTGTTTATGTTGGCGATGCGTCAGTAGACATCATTAGCGTCTCGCCCCCGACAACAAATACTTGGACGCATATTGCGACAACAAAGTCAGGCTCCACGGTAAGACTTTTTTATAACGGAACACAAGTAGGGTCTTCTACAACAGCAATGTCAACATCCACTACAACTTCAATGGTTGTTGGTGGTAGGCCATCATCATCAATTTCAACTAACGGCTATATGGGCGGGTTCCGAATGGTGGTTGGCACGGCAGTATACACGTCTACATTTACTCCGCCATCATCACCGCCAACGGCAATTACAAACACCAGCTTGCTTCTCAACTACACTAATGGCGCAATTTTTAACAACGCCATGATGAACGACTTAGAAACTGTTGCTGATGCAAAGATTTCTACAAGCGTGGTGAAGTATGGGACGGGGTCTTTGTCGTTTGATGGTACGGGAGATCGCTTGTTTATTAAAGATGTGACAAACCTTGGGTTTGGCACAGGAGACTTTACCGTTGAATTGTGGGTATATTTTAATGTATCACCAGCGGATACTGGTTTTGTTGGTAGCGTTGGCTCAGGCGGTATGGACTTTGTATATCACAGTTCAGGTTCACTAAGAATTGGTCAGCTTGCTGTAGGATGGGACAGCATATTTTCACCATTTACACCAGCGACAGGTACTTGGTATCATATTGCGTTTACTCGCAGTGGAACCACGGCTAGAGGGTTTGTAGATGGGGTTCAAATAGGTTCAAACTCTACCAATACAGTTTCCTACGCCCCAACTGGCGGTATGAATATTGGCGCATCTAATAGCACTGGCGCGAGACATTTAAACGGCTATATAGATGACCTACGCATCACCAAAGGCTACGCCAGATACACAGCAAACTTCACACCGCCAACTGCGGCATTCCCCAACATTGGCCCAACATAAGGAGCATTCATGTTTATTGCAAAAGTAGAAAACGGAAACATCGGTGAGATCATCGACTTCCGCACGTATTTTGGAAATACAACTTCGGTCACGGACGAGCAGTTAATGGCTCAAGGGTTTGTCAGAGTAAATCTATTCCGCGACCATGACCGCCTGACACAAAAGCTTGTGTCTTCTACACCTGTGTTAGAAAACGGCTGGGTGTACAAGGTTGCCGTAGCTGACCTGACCGCAGAAGAAATCCAGTCTGCCAAAGACAGTGCAATGGCCCAGATTCGCAGTCAACGTGACGGGCTACTTACCCAAACAGACGGCACTCAAGCGGTAGACAACCCAAGCCCAAAGAAGGCAGAATGGGCAACATATCGTCAGGCTTTGCGGGATTTACCAGCCACAATTACTGGTGATCCAAGAACGTTTTCTAACTGGCCCCGCAACCCTAATTGGGTTGATCGCACTATTTAAAGGAGCATATTATGCAAGTTCGTGTAAGAAGTACAGGCGCGGTTATGTTTGACCATGAGTTTCGCCAACTCCAAACTGGTTTGGGTTTCCCCAAGGAACCTTTGACTGAAGCTATTTTGAATGAGTGGGGTGCAGACATTGTCTTTGAAGGCCCACAAGCTTCAGGCGGCACGGTCTACCAGTACTCAATGCGCGATGGCGTTGTTCAAATTGGCGACAAGTGGTACACCAACTACATCCTCGGCCCAGTGTTTACAGACACCCCAGCCACAGAAACAGAGCCTGCCAAAACAGCCGCTGAGAATGAAGCTGAGTACAAGGCAATGAAGGACGCAGAACAGGCCGCAAATGTACGCAGAACACGTACAGAAAAGCTGAAAGACTGCGACTGGGTGGTGACTAAAGCCATAGACCAAAATGCTCAAGACAACCTTGGCATTCAGATTCCTGTGGTCTGGGTCACGTACCGCCAAGCCCTGCGCGATGTGCCTACACAAGCAGGTTTCCCTTGGACAATCACTTGGCCTGACGCTCCTTAATCATGCGAGACTGGGCTGAAGCGTTTATCGTTGCGGCCTTTGTAGCCATCTTCATTGTGTGGGGAACGTTCACCCTCGTTTGGATTTGGGGATGAAATGGGTATTGGTGATCTTCATGCTAATGCCGGGAGCGTCCAGTCAAAAAAAGAAAGATGAGTACCGCTGTGTGCGTTGGGCGTGGACGGGTGATGTCTACAACCGTAAAGTAGTATGCCTTGAGTGGCAAAAGGTTAGAAGATGATTGATCCGATCACGGCGCTAGAAGGATTGCAAACTGCAATCAGTGTCGTTAAAAAAGCCAGCAAAGTGGCTAGTGATCTGGCAGGTCTAACACCGTCAATTGCAAAGCTTTTTGATGCCAAGTCAACCGCTACGAAAGCCATGCTTCACGCCAAGCGTACTGGCGGTAAGTCTAACCTTGGTGCGGCGTTACAGATTGAGATGGCTTTGGATGAGGCCAAGCGGTTTGAAGAGCAGTTAAAAATGTTGTTCATGCAAGCTGGACGCATAGACGTGTGGAATGCAACCAAAGCCCGTCAAGCTGAAATGGACAGGGATGATGCCAAAGAGATGGCGGCCTTACACGCTGAAGAGAAAAGGCGCAAAGAGGCCGAGGCTGAACAAATGCAGTGGGCAGTTGCCATTGTGATTATTGTGATGTTTATTGGTGCAGTTGGATGGGGTATCAATGAAGTCTCTGATCTGTGTGCTAGATCAAGGTGTGGGCGGTGAATGAGTACCAAAAACAGTTTGACCTTTTCCT